CCTTAAGTTATAGTTGTATATATCTTAGTAAGTGTAGTTTACTTAGAAATCTGAATAACTAAGTAAAAACAAACTTAATTCTTTTTCATCTTCAAACCCAAGTTTAGTTTTATAGACAATACTGTTATTTTTGTCTAATTCTATTGCTTGCCCAATATAAAATCTACTATTTAGATTTTGCATAAGCCAAGTTTCCAAACCTATAATTTTTGGGGGACTAAACTTATCTAATATGGTGTAATGAAAATGACGGGCCGGAAATCGTACCCGTCTAAGATCTAAAAAATTTAATGGGTTTGGCTTACCATGCTTCAAAGCCATTACTGAGCAGCCTCCTCCTCATAGTAAGCATGAGAACCAAACGGTGGCACAATATTGGTATTACCGTGGATAATGAATAATGTGTCGCAATAGTTTTCGTCACCCCAACTACCAAATGGATATCCATCAGTAAACATGATGAATTTCTTTGGATTGATGTCGTTGGCTTTCATGTAAGTCCAATTGGCTTCAAAGTCAGTGCCTCCACCACCTTTGAGTTCATAACTCATAATATCATCATTATACCCGTCATAGTCCTGCTCATTGTATACTTTGGTATCAAAACACCAAATTTTCAATTTGAAATCTTTGTATTCATCCATGATGCCTTTGATTTCGCTCAGCATGTCCTTGCCCATTACATCAGTAATACTACCGCTCATGTCTAAGCTAACACAGATGTCAATTGTCTCATCGTTCTTAAGACCGGGCAATACTGCTCCCATATGCCAGCCTTTACGATTGGGGCGTTGGAAACTGTAATCATTTTTAATCAAACTTTGAATCTGTTGACGTAGCATTTGACGCCAGTTGATCTTGGGTTCAGTGAGGTCTTTGATCAAACGAGCCACACTAGACGGGGTATTGCCTGCTCCTGCTGCATTGGCCGCCGCAATTGCAGCCTCACGGATCTCGTCACGGATCTGTTTCAACTCATCCTTGCTGTATTGTGGGCGAGTGCCATTACCTTCTTTTTCCCAATCAATGTGTTCGTCGAGCAGTTTACCTAACGCATCTAGTGCTTGATCGTCATATTTTTCCATCAGTTCATCATAGATCTGCTCAGCACTCTTACCATAATGCGAGGCATCGTGGAAGATAGGAATCTTAGGAGGTTGCTCGCCAATACGATCACGAACCAACTGACCATTTACGCAGTAGTCTGCGGCAATATTAAAGACCTTGCGATTACGGCCTTCATTACGCCCCATATGATCAAACACATTATGGAGGATTTCGTGAGCAACTACAAACTCTACTTGTTTAGCGGTAAGATCTCCAAAAAAGTCTCGATTGTAAAATAGAGTACGTCCATCAGTGGCCGCAGTAGGGCACCAATCAGTTCCATCGACAATCTTAAGACGAGTAGCCATATTGCCAAAAAATGGATGGCGTAATAACAAGCCTACACGAGCAATAATAATCTTGTCAACGACGGGATCTAGGCTGTGTTGCATCATATACTCCTTTGTAAAGTCATTATTATAACAGGGGCCTAAGCCCCTGTCAATCATTTACGCTCAGTTGCGGCGCTAATGTACTTACCAAATTTTGCGTGGAAGTCGTCAAAACACTCAATTTCGTCCGGATCCAACGGAAGTTGATATTGAGTAAGAGCAAGCTTAGTGCTCATAATAACTAATTCAGTTTCAAAATTATCCATAATGAAAATAAAGAAGTTATTGACCTGCTTGTGCCAGTTCTTAGCTTTCTTGTCGCTAGCATCTTTGAGTTCGTAGCAAAGACTAACTGCCAAACTATACATAGCGGAGATTTCTTTGGTCTCCATCTTCTTGACCTTACCATTCAAAATATCAGTGGGGTCAGGCATTTTGCTGGACACTTTACGATGTGCCATAAATTTAATAGCCAATCCTTCACCAACAGCACCTGAGATAAGATCAGCCAAAGTGCTTTCATCGCAGTCGTCATCCTCTAGCAGCTCTGACACAAAGGTCCAGCTACGTGGAGTAGCAAATGCACGGCTTGAACTCTTAGGATCAAAATCGTAAAGATCTTTCTTGCTAAAGGTAAGGAAGCCAACTACATCTTTGTGAATACGATTTTCGGTAGCCCAAAAACTGTAGTCGTCCCAATCTACCTTCATTTCCAAATGGATAAAACGATTAGCTAACGGAGCAGGCATACGATAGGTTACACCCTTGTCTGCTTCACGGTTACCAGCAGCTACAATATAAACATTATCTGGCAAGTGGTAAGTGCCTACACGGCGATTCAAAATCAACTGATAAGCTGCTGCCTGTACAGCAGGAGGAGCACTGTTCATCTCATCCAAAAATAGGATGATCTTATCGTGTTGTGCTGCCATTTCATCATCAGGCAGCTCAGTGGGAGGTGCCCAAACCATTTTGTTTGAGTTGCTATCAAAATATGGAATACCCTTGATGTCAGTGGGTTCCCAAAGACTAAGACGAACGTCAATAACATGAGCTTCAAGCTCATCACCCAACTGTTTGACGACGTCTGATTTGCCAATACCTGGGGGGCCCCACAGGAAAAGTGGACGACGCTTTGAAAAGCCTTTGAGGATGCCTTTTTTAGCTGAACGGGGGCCTACGGTACGACTAACGATCTCGGACATTTTTGCTTCCTTATTAAAGTTGAAGTAGTGTTGCTATGTTCGTATTATTACATAGATCCACTCTTTAGTCAAGCAAATCTTCCGCCTTTTGTTGCTTTTTGAGCGCTTTCATTAGTCCATACTTACGAATGTCGTCGGCAAAAAAATGTAGCTCAAAAGCCTTTTTTTCCGAAAATACTGTAAGACCATGTGCAGTCAAGTAGTATGGACAGTCCAAAAACTGGTCAAAAAATACAATTAATTGTGGATTGAGATCGATTTCGGCAGCGAATGGGATTTCGTAGGCTTTCAAATCCAACTCCTCAACCAAAAACATGTACCCTTCTGGAGTTAATCTCAGGCCACCAACAGCCTTGGTTCGAGTATTTTTAAACCATTTTTTATGATGAAACCTTATGGTGACTTCATCTAAACTTTTTTCTTTAGTTTGTAGGAATATTTTGGTATAGGTAAGACTATTCATTTTTGAGTGGTTGACCAGAAGTCAAAATCACTACTGAGAAGTCTCTACAACCAAATTGTATGTTCAATTTTTTGGCAAGATTAACAGCATGTCCAGGATTACTAAAGGCAGTTTTTTTATATTTTGGTCCTGGGTAGCTCATCATGCTGCTAAAACTTTTTAAATTGAATGGGGCACCTTTGTAGAAAACAGCCCAAATAGCTTCTGCTTCAAGTATTTGATCAGTTTTAAAGTTTTTTTTACTGTTATGTTCTAATAAAACTTTGGGTTTCGGTCTTGACATATACACATCCAATTATGTGTATATTTATGCAAAATTACCTAAATTTACCACCCTCCATTCTTACTTCAATGTTTTGGTTAGAACTATCCGAGAATTTAGATATAAAAGCTTCATAGTCTTGATTTAACTTTGCAGCCATTTCACCTAGAGTAAATGCCAAAGTTTTAGCAGTTTTAATATCTAGTTTGATTTCTATTTGTTGTGTCATATCTGCAATCTTAACCTGTTCAATAAATTGCTGAACAGGATAAGTGTTTATGTTATTTTGCATGACTTAGTGCTTCCTTGGCTTCTTCTTCAGACTTAAAAGGGCCATAATAGGAATATCGTTCTACAGTAATTAGCTTAGGACAGAAACTACGCACCCAATTTTTAGGAAATTTGATTATATAGTGTCCAGCACAAAATAAGCTCTTACTTTGATTACTTTTTGTAAACAAAGGTAGTTTTTTTCTAATATTATACATGCTTTTATGTGGTTTCCATTTAGTTGGATAACCGTGACATTCAAAATCTTCTAATTTTGAAATATCCTTATCTGTTTCTTTTAAGAAAAACTCTTTACCAAATTGTTTTACTAGATCGCTACGCCGACTAAAAAACATTTCACCTTGTTTAGTACTAAACATATAGTGGTTATTTTCTTTTTTATGAAGTGTGCCTACTCTGACACCATCTTGTTCCACAATCCAAAGTACACCATCTACTATTGGTTTTGCATGAATATCCATTAAGCCTCCACTGTTTCAGGATAATTTGCTTGAAACGCCTCACTGTATTGTTGAATATTGTCAGTGATCTTTTTCAAGTCATATAAATTACAAAATTTCATTAAACGTATACCAACCTGACTAATCTTTTTAGGATGACTATTTTCTTTTATGGTATTACGTATGATTTCTTTAATATCATCAGGTTGATAGCTTAGATCAATCAGTCTGCGATTGCGCTCGTAACAGTCTAATACCTTATGTTCTATACCATTATGGTCTACCCAACGCTGTAACATCATATTGTTCCAAGCGAACCCCTTTTTGTTACGATCAGTAAATGCTTCTTCCAATTTATTTTTACGAACTTTAGGAAAAGCACTAAACACATTGTCAGTGGGATCACCACGCATACATTTTTCAAATAGGATCCATTCTGGATTTGGGATATCTTTTTCTGCATTGGTCTTTTTATCAATTACACGTTTGTTTTTTTTATCAAAAATGCCTTCGTGAGTAATAGTTTGTTCCGAAATGCCATTATACTGACGTACATTAGGAGCAATAAGCTGATAAAAGTCGCTATCAGTGCTTATGATGACGTGATCATCATTAGGATGAGTTTGGATAAAGCCAGCAATAAGATCGTCAGCTTCAAGATTGACATGTTGAAGAACCGTGGCATTCGTTTTTTCAATTAAAAAGTCCTTAAAAGTATCAAACGCTTCCCAAAAGATGCGATCTTCTTCCTGTTCGCGTTCACTTGCAGCCGCACGAGCTTCTGCACGATTACGCTTGTAAGGCTCATAGTAGTCTTTGCGCCAGCTACGCCCTTCTAAACAGAAGACCAAATGACTACCATCAAAGTCAGTCCAAGCTTTTTTGATACTGTTTAATGTAATATGAAATGCCATACCCAGTTTAATATCAGCCGAACCATTGATAACGTGGCGGCTACGGAAAAATGTATTAGCAGTATCAATTATAATATAGGTCATTTTACTTCGGCACGGCCGTTTTGTAGTTTGTTTACGTTAATAAATCCTGCACCTCTGGAAATATCCTGTCCCTCTTCGGCTAAGATATTGCGTACAATGTCACGAAACCAGCGGTCAACCGTTTCTTCTTCTGGATCACCATCTAAACCGTATCCATTACGCTTTAATTCTACTATAAAATACTCATTCCAGTCAAGCTCAAAGAAACCATTACGAATATTATCTTTATTGACATGAGTGTCCAGCACGCCGATCCAAGGCTGTTTATGAAAGGTGGCACGTTCCTTTGGACTCATTTTAGCTTCTGCTTCTTTGGCTCTGGCTTCCTCAGCCGCTTTTACTGCACGTTGTCGTTCCTCTTCAGCAGCCTGAGCAATAGCACGTTTCTCCTCAATGCTACGTTCTATTCCTTCAATACCAAAAATGCGTTTTAATATTTCTTTCATATTATCCTAATGGGTTTGGATATGGGTTAGGTCTAATCCATTTAGGCTGCCCTTTGGTAAATGTGACCATACTATTATTGTATTGCACACTGCCAATATCACCAAAAGTACGCATGATAAAATCAGTTTCTGGAGTGATCATACCTTGCCAGTGATTTAAGTTGACAATGTCAGTTAATTTTTTACTATACTCCATAAAGGTATGACCGTTCAATAGTCCATTGCCCCAATCTAAGTAATAGCTAGTATGTGTATCCTCTACCATATATACACCCCCTAATCTAATATGGGGCCATACTTTGATCATAGTATCAATTTGATGCTGCATTTGATGACTGCCATCGTCTAAGAAAACATCAATAGTACCAACTTTAGGTAATACGTCATTCCAAAAGTCCATATTGCCCTGATCACCTACAAACATTTCCACATTTTCAGCTCGACGATTAAGGATTTCTGGATCAATGTCCATACCAATAACTCGTGCCTTGTTACCAAAGTATTGACGCCACATTTGGAGGCTGCCCCCGCCCTGTACACCTACTTCAACAAAGGTTAAATCTGTATTCCTATATCTACTAAAATATTGTTCATACACTGGAAAGTAAGGTAGATACTTGTCACAATGTAAGGTCAAGTCGTTTAAAAAAATTTCCAACAAGCTTTTTTGCATTAGGTTCCCCATTCGTTTTTAAATAATGGCACTTGAAGTCGATCACTGTACCGCCATCCTTCCCGCATTGCCATTTCTGCCACATTCCTATTATTAAGACTGTACACCCGCTCAACGCCACCAATAGGCATAATATACACAGGACCTTTAAAGCCATGATCTCGATATTGTCTGACTGCTTGTTGAGCATCTGTTAAGTCCTCTTCACTTGCTATGACAAATTTCAAGTAGGTATATCCGACCTTTTCATAGTCACATACTACTTCGGGAAGTATAGCATCCTCCCATTTTTCTCCACTCACTGGCAGTTTAGCACTGACACTGAACGTAATTTCTCTATTTGGATGGTTTGTCGTCCAGCTTTCTAAATATTCTTTGAATTCCTTAGATAGTTTCTGAGTACCATTTGTTTCAAATGTAATCTCTTTAAGAT